CGCCGCGCGAGCTCGTGGCGAAGGAGCTAGTCCGCATGCGCGGCCTCACGAAAGCAAGGGCTGAGACGGCGGAGGACATGCAAATGATCGTCGCGGCGTTCCTGGACGAAATACGCGACTATCCGGCCGATGTTGTCGTCAACGCCTGCCGGCGATGGGCGCGTGCCGAAAAGTGGTGGCCCTCGTGGGCCGAATTGAAGGACATGCTTGATTTCAGGATGCGACGGCGGCGCGCGCTCCTCGATGCGCTGAACCTTTTCACGTGAAACATCACGCAACTTATTCACCATATTCAGGCAGGTGAGAAGGTTGCAATGTCGCAAACGGCACAACAGCGCAGGCGCACGCAGCGCCCCCCGAAGGCACCGCCAGACCTCGGGACACCCGAGACCCGCGCTAAGCTCCGGCCCGCACCCTGGGCCAAGTGGCCCGATGCTCACCGCTACGCCCGCGCGGCGCAGGAAATCGGCATCGCCTTCAGCATCATCACCACCGGCCTGTTCGCCAAGGCGTTCGAAATCGGCAAGGTCACCGGCCGGATAAATGGCGAGTCTGGCTACCAGGAGGCCGCCATCCTGCGTTACAGCGCCTGGCGTGCGCAACTCAGGCCCTCCCGGTACCTCGGGGTGGTCATCGACCTGGTTGTTGACGGGCGGCCCGCTAATGCAAGCCTCGAAGCCATCCTTCGGGACTGCCTCGACCTGTATCTCAAACTCTTCCCGGTCCCTATTGACAGGCGCAGCGAACAGGACGATGCTGCGGCAGCACCATGAGAGACTGCGCCCGCCGGAACCCCCGCGCGGGCGTTTTGCTATTCAGGCCCCGGAGTTGCAAAACTAGCGAAGGATAGGCCATGGCCCGCGGATCAAAGCCGGGGGAACGTCGAGGTGGGCGCAAAAAGGGCACGCCGAACAAAATAACGACTGTGCAGCGCGAGATTGCTGCGGCTACTGGCGAGCTGCCCTGCGACTACATGCTGCGCATCATGCGCGACAAGAGCGTGGCGGATGACCGGCGCGATCGTATGGCCGCCGCCGCCGCGCCGTTCTACCATCCGAAGTTCGCCAATGTCGAACACACCGGCAAGGACGGCGGCCCAATCGCCCTGGAATTCGTGAGCGGCTTCGGTGACGGCTCTCAAGACAAGGATTGACCCGGGCTTTCGCGCCCGGCCGCATCAGAACCGCCTGCACCATTCGCTGAAACGCTTCAACGTCATCGTCGCACATCGGCGCTTCGGCAAGACGGTCTGGTGCATCAACGAGATGCTCGAACGTGCGCTGCGCTGCAACAAGCCGCGCCCGCGGTACGCCTACATCGCCCCGTTGCACAAGCAGGCGAAGCAGGTGGCCTGGGACTACGCGAAGCACTACACGCGGCCGATCCCGGGTATGACGGCGAACGAGGCGGAGCTGCGGGTTGACTTCATCGGCGAACGCCGTATTTCGCTGTACGGCGCCGACAACCCGGATGCGCTGCGCGGTATCTATCTCGACGGCGTCGTGCTTGACGAGCCGGCGCAGATGCGTCCGCGGGTGTGGTCGGAGATCATCCGGCCGACGCTGGCAGATCGCGGCGGCTGGGCGATCTTCATCGGCACGCCGAAGGGCCACAACGAATTTTTCGACCTGTACGAGGGAGCAACGGCGGGCTTCAAGCACGAAGCTGTGGACGGCACGGTGACCCGCGTCATTGACCCCGATTGGTATGGGACGATGTTCAAGGCGAGAGAGACGGGCATCCTGCCGGCGGCGGAAATTGCCGGCATGCGCCGCGTGATGTCGGAAGACGAGGCCGAGCAGGAGCTGGAGTGCAGCTTCAGCGCCGCCATCGTCGGCGCCTACTACGCCAAGCTGCTGCATGCGGCCGAGAGCGAGACGCCGTCGCGCATCGGGCGGGTGCCCTACGAGCCAAAGCTGCCGGTCCAGACGGCGTGGGACCTCGGCGTTGGCGACGACACGGCGATCTGGTTCGTGCAGCAGAACGCCAAGGAAGTCTGGATCATCGACTACTACGAGAACCGCGGCGTCGGGCTCGATCACTACGCCAAGATCCTGCGTGAACGGCCGTACAGCTACAGCCGCCACATCCTGCCACATGACGTCGATGTGCGGGAACTGGGGTCGGGAAAGACGCGGCTGGAAACGCTGCGGTCCCTCGGCATCGGCCGCATCGACGTGTTGCCGCGCATCACGACCGAGGGCCGGAACGAGGTCGAGGACGGCATCCAGGCTGTGCGCGCGCTGCTGCCCCGGTGCTGGTTCGATGCATCGAAATGCATGCTCGGCCTCGAGGCGATGAGACACTATCGCCGTGAGTATGACGAGGAGCGCAAGGTATTCGCCGAGCGCCCGCTGCACGACTGGACGTCGCATGCCGCCGATGCCTTCCGCTACCTCGCCCGCGGGCTGCAGAAAGACCCGGGCAAGATGAAGCCGATCAGCTACGACAACCGAGGAATCGTGTGATGAAACTCGCAACGGTCGCCGAACTGAAGAACGCCCTGCACCAGGTGTCGGATGACACGCCGCTGGAGGTCGTCACGACCGAGGGCAACGTCTACACGCACGCCGAATGGATGACCGTCGACGGCGGCGTGCGGCTGACGCTGGAGCGCACGCTTGAGCTGACCGCCGAAGAGACGGTCTTCGAGCTGAACCGCGAACTGGTCGAGGCCGCTCCCGAGCCGACGCCGCGCAACCGTGCGAGGAAGAAATGAGCATCAAGCTGGCGATGGACCACAAGGCGCTGGAGATGCGCGTGCAGGTGGTCGAGCGCAATCTGGCCGCAATCGAGAAATTGCTGGCCGCGATCGAACACCCCGAGGTCGTCACGACCGAGGGCAATGCCGCGCAGCGTGAGCCGCTGAAGCTGAAGGGCCGCGCCTGAGCATGAACGACTCCGAGCTCTCCTCCCTCATCGCCGGCGAGATCGCCAGCGCGCAGAGCATGCTGAGCGGCGAACTGGCGGAGGAGCGGCGGCAGGCCCTCAAATACTACCTCTCCGAGCCGTTCGGCGACGAAAAGGAAGGCCGCAGTCAGGTCGTCAGCTCCGACGTCATGGATACGATCGAATGGATTCTGCCGTCGCTGCTGAAGATATTCACGGCCGGCGATGACACGGTGGTGTTCGAGCCGACGGAGCCGAACGACGAGGCAATCGCGAAGCAGGCGACGCAATACGTCAACTGGATTTTCAACCGCGACAATCCAGGGTTCCTCGTCCTCTACAGCATTTTCAAGGACGCGCTGCTCGAAAAGAACGGCTTCGCCAAGGTCTGGTGGGACGAACGCGAGAGCGACGAAACGCTGACGGTCCGCGGTGCCGACCCTGACACGTTCGCGCTGGCGGCGGCGGACACCGAGATCGAGATCACCGGGCAGACGGAGAACGAGGACGGCACGACCGACTACACCTACAAGCGCAAGAAAGACGGTCGCGTGTGCATCGAATCGGTGCCGCCGGAGGAGTTCCTGATCGAGCGCCGCGCCCGCTGCATCGCCGATTCCCGCTTCACGGCACATCGCGTGCGCAAGACGATTTCCGACCTGATCGCCGAGGGCTATCCCCGCGAGCTGGTAGAAGACCTCCCGGGCGACGACGACACGGACGTCACCGAGGAGTCGATCGTCCGCCGCCAGTTCGATCAGGAGCCCGGCCCGGACCCGGAGCGCGAAGGCCCGATGCGGCAGGTGTGGGTCTATGAGTGCTACATCCGCGTCGACCTGGACGAGGACGGCCTTGCCGAGATGTGGCAGGTCGTAGTTGCCGGCGGTGATCGCCGGGTCCTGTCAAAAGAGGAATGGGGCGGGCCGCCGCCGTTCGTCTCGATCACCCCGATCATCATGCCGCATCGGTTCTACGGCCTGTCGGTCGCCGACCTGGTCATGGACGTGCAGCTCATAAAATCCACGATTCTACGGCAGATACTTGATAACCTCTATCTCTCGAACAACGGCCGCCACGTCGTTTCGGACAAGGTGAACCTGGACGACATGCTGGTGAGCCGGCCCGGCGGCATCGTGCGGATGCTGGACGGCGCGATGCCCGGCCAGGGCCACGTCTTCCCGCTTGAAACGCCTCTCGTGGCCGCGCAAGCATTCCCGATGCTCGAATATCTGGACAGCATCCGCGAGAACCGGACGGGCGTGACGCGCTACAACCAGGGCGTGGACGCCGACTCGCTGAACAAGACCGCGACCGGCATCAATCAGATCATGACCGCGGCGCAGCAGCGCATCGAGTTGATCGCGCGCGTGTTCGCGGAAACCGGGGTCAAAGACCTGTTTCGGCTGATCCTGCGGTGCATCTCGCAGTATCAGCAGAAGCCGCGGATGATCCGGCTGCGCAATGAATGGGTGCCGATGGACCCGCGGCAGTGGGAGCACGAATTCGATCTGTCCGTGAACGTCGGCATCGGCTCCGGGAACAAGGACATGCTCACGTTGCAGTTGCAGCAGCTTCTCGCGATCCAGGTGCAGGCGATCACCATGCAGGGCGGGGCGAACGGACCGCTGGTGACGCTCGACAACGTGTTCAAGGTCGGGAAAAAGCTGCAGGAGTCGCTCGGCTTCAAAGAGGAAAATTTCGCGTTCACCGATCCGTCGGCTTCGCCACCGCAACCGCCGAAGCCAGACCCGGAGATGCTGAAATTGCAGCAGAAGGACAAGATCGACACCGGTCGCTTGCAGCTCGATACGGAGAAGGCGCGGGCGGATGTGTCGCTGAAGGCCGCCGAGTTGCGCATGAAGGGCCAGGAGACGAACGCCAGCCTCGCGATGCAGGCGCACGACGGCGAGCAGCAGCGGATGCTGGATCGCGAGAAGCACGATGCCGACATCGGCGTCAAGCGCGAGCAGGCGGCAGCCTCGGCCAAGCCGCCGGTGAGCCTCAGTTTGAACGGGAAAGAGGTCGGCGAGATGGCGACCGGCCTTTCGCAGGTCATTCAGCAGATCGCCGAGCAACAGGCCGCGTTCATGCAGCGCCAGGCCGAGCGTGACGCGAAGCAGGACCAGATGATGGCCGCTATTCTGATGCAGTCCAACCAGCCGAAGCAGATCACGGGCGCGTTGCCGAGCGGGCAGCAGTTCACCGCCACGATTAACGCGCCGGGCAACGCATAAGTGGCGTTCTCGCAGATGTGATCGATATGGCCAGAAACGAGGATCCGATTCGCGCCGCGCAACTGGACGCCTTCTGGAACTACGAGGACGACCGGCGGCGACGTAAGCAAGAATGGTGGAGATCGCCAATCGGGAAGGGTGGTCGGGGCGGCATTGGACCGCCGCAGGCAGGCCCGGCAGAGGGCGAAGAATTCTTCGCTGCCTCGCTCGGCGCCGGATGGTATGACAACATCACTCCGGCCGCGGAGTATTTCAACGATCTCGACATGACGCTGTTCACGTGGCTGGCCTCTCTTGACGCCGGCACGTCGACAATCGTCCGGGGACGCGCCTATTACCACACGACG